GGAAGTGGATCCGCAGCTGATGATCGCCGGTTTTGAGAACAGCCTGCAGGAGCAGGCGGCGCACGGCTGCAGGGATGTGGACGCACGGACGGCGGCGCACGAGCTGTACGGCTACAAGGCCGCACTTCGGGACCTGGGCCTGCTGGAACCGGAAGAGGTGCGGGCGCACATCTGCGACCACGTGTGCCCGGCGCCCCAGGAGGCCCGGGATCAGGAGGAGCTGGACCGCATCTGTGAGAGCTGCGAGCGGTTCGAGCCGCCGAGGGACACCTTCCGGCACCTGGACCCGGCCCTGCGGGGCGCCCCGCCCGTGCGGGCCGCCTACCGTCTGGGGCTGGCACTGGAGCGAGACTGCCCGGACAATGACTGCCGGGTCTACCGCAACATCTTCCGCACAGCCCGGGAGCTGGACACGGCGCTGGACGGGCTGGACGAGGACGGCGCCCCGGCGCTGTACCTGCGGAAGGCCCTGCGGGAGCGGGTGTCCGAGCTGAAGGAGATGTACACGGAGAACCATGCGGTCCGCAAATATCGCGGAGCGTGTGCTGGAGGGGGCGCATTATGACTGGACTAGAGCTGCTGAGGACCACTGACACCACGGTGGAAGAGATCGCGGACATCATCTCCGAGCACTGCCCTCCCGTCACCCCCGGCAGCTGCGACCAGCTCTCCTGCCGGGCCTGCTGGCTGGCGTGGCTGACCGCAGGAGAGCCACCAAAAGAAAAGGGACCGTCCGACAAACGGACGGCCCCGGGCGAGGAAGGGCTGCATCCCAACCTCACCGAGTACCTGCGAATGGAGAGGCGGACCCAGCGCAAAACCAAGCAAATCCTCAATCGGCTTGCTCGACATGAACCTGGGTCACAATGTCCACATACTCCTCAAGACGGCGAAGCAGGAACTCCTTGAATTTCTCACGGTCGAGAACGCCATTCTCAGCGAGAAAATCAACGAGCGCCCAAAATTCCGGGGAGTTTGTGAGCCGCTTCTCAAGCACAGCATCGGCAAAGTCGTTGCCGGATCTCAGCTTGAAATCATCCATCACAGTCACCCCCTCTCCGGGCCGGCAGGCCCTAGCTCCATTATACAGGACGGGAGCGGGGATGAAAAGAGCGCAGCAGGGACAAGGAAAATGAGAAAGAGAGGCCCGGGCGCCCGGGCAGGAGGAGAGACATGAGACAACAGAACAAGCGGCTCACCCCCTTCGGGCGGCTGGTAAGCAAGGCGCTGATCGACCGGGATATGACGCGGAGGGCGCTGGCGGCGGCAGTGGGGATCAGCCCGCAGTATCTGAGCTACATTCTGAACGGGACGCGGTCCGGGAAGCGGTACATCGAAGCCATCGCGCGGGTGCTGGAGCTGGACCAGAAGCAGGTCGGGAAGACCACGGCGGCCTGAC